GTCATCTTATTCCCACTCAAACATTATGCGCAAAATAGCCAGATCAATAATCAAAACTTCTCCATCAGCATCCTGCTGAAATTCAAACCCAATCAAGACACCGGCAATAAAACTGAAAGAAATTGTAGTCACTTCTTTTTCCTTTTAGCGGTGTTGGGCGGCACCTTGCCGCCTTTCTTAATGCCGGGTACGGGTTTCCCTTCAGCCGGCGCAGTTATGGTCGCTTGGGGGCGTTTCGACGTGCGGATATCCCCCATACCTCGACTGGCTCTCATTACCTGCGCCTTAGCAGTACTTCGTTTTGGTCTTGCCTTTTTGCGCAATACCGTCGCCGCGGTTAGAAACAGAACCACCTTTAGCGAATTTAGGAAATTTAGTTTCTTTGGCGGTTGAGCCAGAGTCACCAAAATTTTTGCCTTTGGTCATGCCGCGTTTTTGCACAGCACTTTGACCAAAAGGCTCTAGTTTGTTTGATCCCTTCTCGACATCTTTTTTCATCGAGCTGGGGCCCATTACTTCTTTTGCCGCGCCGCCTTTAGCCATGTTAAGTGTTCCCATTTGTTTAGAAGTTGGTAAATCTTTTTTAACACCGGGAGCGCCGGTGAACCCGCCTTTTGCCATTTTTTTCACGTTGCCACCTTTGCATAACACAATTTTAGTACCTGTTCCGCCCTTATGCTCTTGGGCATCGTGCTCTTTAAACGCTTTCTTAATCATCGCTTTGTCTTGCGCCAGATCGCTTTTCATCATTCCGCCTTTCTTAAACAGATTCATTGACCCATGGTCGGTTTTTGGTTTGTTGATTTCTTGCCTATCGGGGCGAGTACCGGTGTTAAACTTCTGCCCTTTACTGGCCTCGGAAAAATCTTGAGCTACGCCGATCGGTACTCCCGCCTGCTTTGCAAACTTTGGGTTATGTGCGGCGGCGTCCATGAAGCGTTTTTGCTTATCAGATACGGCTGGCATTATTTACCCCAGTGTTGCATTAGCCAAGAAGCTAATCCCGTTAGCGCACTACTAACCCCAGCTACGTACATCAGTATTTTCCACCCACCACGGGCTTCGGCAAGGGTCTTCTGTATCTGCTGAATGGCAAGTTTAACTTCTTGCATATCGTTCACCATCCTATCCATATCGTCTTGCAAATGCTTTATTTCACTGGCATGGGTGGCAAGTTCGCGCGCGGTGATTATTTCAATGTCGTCAGCGGGTCTCATCAGCATTTCCACCTTGCTAAACTTGCTGCTTTACGTGTTGGTTTGCCTTTGTCGTCTTTCATCGGTCCGGGCATACCTGACATACGTGCACAAAACGATTTTTTACGTGGGCCACCTTCAGGTTGTGGAGCCTTCAAATGTGACCCTGTAGCCGCGTTGTATTTAGCGCGACCTTTAGCAGTTAACCCAGCACCTTCTTTAGTAGAAAGCTTTTCGCCACGACCAACGGCAAGGGATGGATTTTTCTTAGCCATACTGAATTGTCTGGTAGTTGATGTTGGTAACGACGACGTAAATGCCCGTTAAAGCAAGTACTCCCTCACCAGAAAATATAACTTGAAATGGTTGTACGGCAGTGCCGGTGTTGTAACTAGTCAACCATTTGCCAGTAGAGTATATACACGCGGTACCGCCGGCTATCGTACCGGAATTAAGATCGGTTATCGTGAATGTATTAGCCCCAGTAACCGTAACTGCGTAGTTGTTGGCAGAAGCTGAAACGCCGGAAGCGGGGGAGAATGTGATACCTATGTTCTGCCCTGTAGTTAAGCCGTGCGCGGTGGAAGTAACTGTAACAGTCGTCCCTGAACGCGCGTAAGTGGCTGTTGTCACCGGCGCAGTTATGGTATCAAAAACGTCAATACTACCCGCAGTACCCGTACCGAGATAGATCAAGTTTTTTAGGCGTACGCGGCCTGATGCCATAACACCAGAACCGCTTAGGTGCGCGCCTTTTACGTCATATTGCATTGTCATAAGTAATCTCCCAAATCAAAGAAAGGGGCCTAAGCCCCAGAAGACTACTTATTCCAGATTGCCGTATGGGTATGTGGATGTAGTTCCGATGCTGCCGTCAAGTTGCGTATATCTCAAAGTAAAGTAGAATCGACCACCAGTGATCGGAGCGGTTAATCCAGTTCCAACTATCGCAACTGTGAAAACTACTTGTGAGAGCTTGCTTGCATTAGGCCCTGTACCGGAAGTTGGGGATACTAAAATGTCTGCGCTTGTAGTTGCTTGGTTAATTAGCTGAGTAGCAGTAAAAGTTGCCAGTGCTTGACGTCCGACAGCAGGGCTCGTCAAAACGGCTGTACTGCCATACGCGGCGGTGCCGGCGGCGGCGGTGTAGTTATTGGAAACATACACAGTAGTAGAAGTTAGTGTACCGGAGGTAACGGCTGGAACAACGCCGATATCAATAAAAATATCATTTATCGCAGACCCGTATGGCAGATACATTACTGCACCGCGGTAGATGTTTGTTGCCGTATCCGTAGGGATTGTTTGCGCAACCGAAGGGTACGTAGAAGAAGATGGTGTGTAGACTACGGCATTTGTGTTAGGGATACCGTTCCCGTTTACAAACTGACCAGATGCCCCGCCGTAGTTGGCCGAGCCGTTAGTAAGCACCGTTAAATCAATGTCGGTTGCCTGTACTAAATCTGTATATCCTACATTACGCAATGCGCCGAAACGCTGGTCGCCAGATAGAATTGGACCTTCAAAGGTAGCACGTGACATGGTAATTCCTTATGCAAAAGGCTTATACCAATCGTTGCATCGTCTGCTGGGGCAGTGGCGGTATAAGCAAACACCCAGATGGGTGTAATATACACCAAAAAGTGTTTTTGTAACAGCTTTTTGAGTATTATTGTACTTACCTCACTTTTATTGGGCGCGTCATGAAAATAAACATCTGCAAAGTAGATTGTCGCAAGCCTGATATTGTTACGACACTCGAATACTTACAGCGCATCTGTTTGCCAAATGATGCTGTCTATGACGTGTCCCATGGGCATTGGTGGGTAGCTTATACAGAAAACGGTAAGCCTGTGGGTTTTGCGGGGCTTGTAAGATCAAAGTCTTGGGTCGATTGCGGGTATCTTTGTCGTGCTGGGGTAATACCTACTTATCGCGGTAAGGGCTTGCAAAAAAGGCTGATAAAAGTGCGGGAGCAACAAGCCAAGCGTTTAAACTGGAATTGGCTTGTAACAGATACGTATTTAAACCCCCCTTCTTCCAATTCCCTGATATCATGCGGTTTTCGGCTGTACCGTCCGACCGCGCCGTGGTCTTTTAAGCATGCGCTTTATTGGAGGAAAAAACTACCATGCCGTACAAAAGCAAAGAAGACCAGCTAGCATCGCAACGCAGACACTATCAGAATAACAAAGAATCTATAAAAGTCGCGACTAAAACGCATAAAGCTGGCAAAAAGTCGGAATGGCGGGAATACAAAAAAACACTATCCTGCACAAAATGCTCCGAGAATCACATAGCCACACTAGACTTCCACCACGTAGTACGCTCCCCAGACAACAAAAAAATATACGCCCTCATCCGCAACGGGGCTTATGCTGCGGTATTTGAAGAAATTAAAAAATGTATCGTGTTGTGTGCAAACTGCCACAGGAAACTACACCACGAAGAACACTTAACTAAAAAACAAGGGCATAAGAAAAAAAGCAATAGCCCATAAAAAACCCCACCTTGTGGGTGGGGTCTAACGATGCCCCGGATTCAAACCGGGCAACCTAGTCTTGTCGATCTGCGTGTACTCACCACACCGACATCGTTATAGCTTAGAACGAACCGCTTGAGCCCCAAACGCCGAGGGGATCAGACCAGCCGAAGCTGTAGCGCTCACGGGCCTTGTAACGCACGTTGCCCGTATCGAAATCACCATCCATTGAGGTAGCCATTGGCATACGCTCAAAGTGTTTCAGACCGTTAGGAACGTCCGTCAACAGGAACCATGCGTTTACGTCAGTCAAGAAGTGGTTAACAGCGTAACCTTCTGGAACTGAGCCGTTATTCACAATTGCGCTGATATCGTTGTTGTTGGTACCAACACGGAGTTGAGTTTCCAACAGGCGAGTAGCCACGAACATCAATGCAGGAGGAATAATCAGCTTGCGTGGTTTAGCTGCAATCAACAACCCACGCTCATCGGTCCAAGCGGCGATTTGAATAACTGCACTTTCCAGCGAAGTTTCATTCAAGTCAACTTGAGTTGATGGTGTGTTAGCGTTAACTGCGCCGTTAATCAGTGGGTGTGAAGAACTGAATAAAGGCACGCCGTCGCCGCCGTTGTACTGGTTGTTGCTACCAGAAATAAAGCCGTTGTTCAAAACTGAAGCAGCTTTAACTTGCTTGGTATATGCCATGGCACGAGCCAGCGCTTTGGTGTAACGAGCAGACAGGCTGTCGTACAAGTTATCTTCAATCGCCTCTTCAGTGATTGCAAAACCCAAAGCAATGGTTTCGTGTGAATAGCGTGCTGTGAAAGCTTCTTGCGCATTATCGTACTGGATTTGTGCGCCTTCAGACTTAACAGGAGCTGCGGAGAAACCAGACAGCTTGGTTTCTTCTTCAAAGCTACGTTCCGATTTCTCGGTTTCGTAGAGCTCTTTATGCTCTTCGCCGTATCGTTTGTATTCCAAACCAAACAAGGCGTTGAGGCCGGGGAGTAGCTCTTTAAGGAGCTGCGAACGTGAAATAGCCATTTGTTAGCTCCTTAGTTACCAGTAGCGAGGTAGTACGAATGAGTGCCGAGGTTAAATTTAACCAAGCAGTCCGTATACGCGTCACCGGGGTTAGATGGGAAGTTTCCACCAAAAGTGGACGACTCGTTTACCAAATCGACAATGCGCATAGCCAAGGTTGAAGTTGTAGCGATAGTCGATTGGTCCACAGACACAACTGAGTTACCCGTAGTGGTNTTACCCGTTGCGCCAGTGTTACCNTTTGTAAAGCTAGCGGTTGTAAANGCAATATTCTTACCAATCGAAGCAGCGGTGACTGCACCGTTAGCCTGTACTTGGAAGATTGCATCTGGGTCATCCATTACTCGAATAAAAATATTCGTGTAGCCAGCAGTTACCGAGTTAACTGGTAAATACTGTGCATACAGTGGGTAGCCAAGTTGTTGGCCTGAAAGTTGATAACGGACGCCAACGCACACGCCGACGATACCAGCAGTGGTACCAGCAGTGGGGGAGGCGGCAACAACGCTGGGGACACCAGCAGTGAGCTTAACCATGTCACCAAAAAAGATGGGCGCCGAGTTATTGGAAGTGAGCGCGTATTCACGAATCACACCGCCATTAAAAAGTTGACCACCAATCAGGTTGACTGGCTTTAGCCCATATGGGCTTGCAGTAGTAGACATTTAAGTCCTCCGATAGGTTTATGTAGTTCCATTTCCGAACCCTCTACCTCTAGTAACCGTGCTCTTACGCTCAGAAAATAGGGGCATGCGGGCATCATTATTTCGCATAAAGTGGTTATCCACCGACTCCATCTGGGATTGCGATACTTTGGCGTAGTACTCACTCCGAGCGGCTGTCTTCTCTTTTGGAATCTTGCATAGCAAGAGTCCGCCGATCTGGACATTACCGTCTTTGTTACCCTCTACCTGCAATTCAGGGTGGTCGACAGCTTTAACTGGTACCCAACCCTCACGAAACTTTTGCGACACGTTCGTTGGGTTTGACTGTCCTAGAACTTCGACCGCAATATAGCGGTAGTCATTATCTGGATCAGGTGCTGGGTCTGGCAATGCGTTAACGGGTGTGTACACGTAACGGGCTGGATTTTTTTCACGAGTTTCCAAATCTCTGGGGGTGCGGGGGTTAGACATTATTTAGGCTCCAATTTAAGATATTCTCTAGCGTATGCTTCACGTGATACACCAAGTCGGTCTGCAATAGCGGCTGCTGTTGTTGATAACTTAATGTTCTTTTTGGCCCCCGATGTACGAGAAGCCGAAGCGACTACAGTAGCGGGTTTCTTAGTTGGCGTGGCCTGTGTTGTCTTTTCCTCTTTCCCGACAACTTCTGGAAAGACCTGCCGCATGCGAGAGTCAATTCTCTCGAAGTATTCATCAGAGCGAGGGTCGTACCCCGTGGTCACTAATTTCTGGTGCAGCCCTAGTGCAAAAGCCGTAAGTTCTTCGTACCCCGGTGTCCCGAACCACTGGTTTTTAGCTTGCCAGCGCAAGGTCTTATCGTCGAGAGAGGGTTTTTCAATTGGTTGTTGTTGCCTTTGTAACACGTCTGGTTCAACTTGTAAAGGAGCCGGCTTGAAATTTTTTGCCGCTTCCAAACGCATTTTGGCTTCAGTCAAGTTTTCTTGTGCCGCCAGCATTGCATCAGAGTCATAGGACTCTTGTGCTTCCTTATACTTGCGCCGTGCCATTTCCATCTCGCCTTCAGCTTTCGCTTTCAGCATTTCAGCATGCGTTTGCGTGCCTTCGTTGATGTACTGGACGTACTTTTTCCTTTCTTCGATAAGCGCCCTAGTAAGATTCTCCAGTTCAAGTTTCTCGCGCGCGAGGGCTTCTTTAGCTCGACGCTCATCGTGGCGCGCATGCGTCAGTTCTTTGATGCGCGTTTTTACTTTGGCGCCATAAGAATCAAGTTCTTCGTCAGTTGGGTCCGCAACTTCACGATCGAGTGGCTTAGCCGTCCGGTCCCGCTCTGGGGTATCTTCTTCGATATCAATTTCAATATCAGATTCCCCGTCGATGGAAATATCAATTTGCTCTTCTGCCGCGGGCTTGCCGCTTTCTTCGAGCTCATCTGGGAATTTAAAATCGTCTGCCATGTTTACCTCCTGTTAAGCGCGGGAAATTCCGCGTGGGTCTTCAACAACCGCTTCTACTTGATCGTCATGAATAACGCGAAACTCTTTACCATGGATCATCATGCGAGTACCGGTGTAGGGGCGGGTAATAACAAAATCACCTTCTTTACACCAAGGGCCTGTGGGAAATTTAACTTCGTCTTTGTACGCGAGGTCGCCCAGTTTCATCACAAACAGCACGGGCGACGTCAACTCTTCAGTTCGTTTCGTCCCATCCGATTTAATTAACCCGCTCTCGTACACACTATCGACTTCAATCAAAGCGCACAGAATTTTCCAACCTTTTGGCTCAGGTACCTGTTTTGCTTTGGTTTCCGCTTGCTGGTATTCAACGTCTTCTTGAGGAATACTTTTCACTTCAGGCACTACGCCGGGTGGAAGGATTAAACCTTGTTGCGCCGGTACTGCGATGTTGTTACTCATCGTTATCTTCCTTCAATAGATCAGCGAGGTCGAGTAAATGTCTTTCTGCGAAGGCTAGACCCCGAATCACCCCGCATAATTCTCTGTAGCTAGCAAAGTCGGCACACTGCCCGTTTGCCAAGTCGTCCGTAAAGTTGTTCATATCCTCTCTTAGTTTTTTCCTAAAAGCCTCCATGAAGTCCATCACTAGTTGATCCATTACTCATTACCCCCTGACGGCTTGTTGCGTTGCGCATGGATTTGCGCACGTTTGTGTGCGATATCCGCACCAATCTTCACCCCTTCCCTTTGCTGCTGGGCTTCAAGCTCCGACCTAGCTTGCGCCGACTGCGCGCCAATCCGCATGCCTTCTTGCTGCATTTTTGCATTGAGCTCGTTCTCTTTCAGGCGTAACTCATCTGCTTTAGTTGCGGCATCAATTTGCAGTTTCTGATGCTTAATGGCTGCATCGTCTTGGGCTTTTTTCTGTTTAACGCTCAACTCGCCCTGTTTAATCTGGAGCTCCTGCATCTGCATCTGGAGCACTGGGTCCTGAGCGTTTTGTTGCGCTTGCTGTTGGGCCACCATCGCTTTACTCTGCGCCAGTACTTGTGGCGCTGCTTTAGCCATAAGCTGACTGATTTGTTTTTCAAGTTCTGGTGTCATCTCATCTTCTGGGCTAAACAGCGGAACGCCGAGTGCTTGTTCAATCTTCTGCCTGTAAGCAAACCCAACGTGTTCTGCAATGTGCGCCTGCATGGATGCCATGATTTGTTGAGCCATTGGATTCTGCCCAATCAACTGCTGGATAATCGGGTCTTGCATGGCAGAAGTGTGCACCCCAATATGCGCTTCGTGGTCTTGGAAGATAAACGCTTTGAGTGGTTTGCCTGTTAGGGCGTTCTGATTTTCCGTAACCGGATCTGTAGGTTTCTGGTCATCTTCGAGCGGCACCAGTTTATCTGCGTGCTTAATCCCCAGTACTTCTAGCATCTGCCTGTGAAGCATTGGCATGTTGTAAATTTGTGGGGCTGTCTGCGCTAGCTGTATCACTGCCTGATACTGGACCACGCGTTGGGACATCGTTGCTGCATTGGGGTCGCTGACAGGAAGAATATCAACGTGGCTGTAATCCGCACGTTTTGCTTTGCGCCCACCTTCTTCTGGATCGTACGTGTAGTCTTCTGGTGTGTAGTCACGGATAATGCCGGCAAGCAACTGTAGCTCTTCTTTAAACGCATAGTGCACACGCGCCTGAACTGCTGACATAACCTTCAGCGTTCTTTCCAAAATAGCCAGCGTTGTACCCACGGGCGCTTGTGCAGACATGTCACTTACTTTCAAATCTGCTGTTGCCGCAAACCGACGGCCTTCTTCTACGATCGTACCCAACAAGTTATAGAGGGTAGCGGATGGCTCTTTGTACGGCAGGGGCAAAATATTGTCGCGGATATTACCCGAACCCAAATCAACATCCCTGAATTCGCCCGGAGCAATCGGCGTATCATCACCCTTTATGCGCAGCCCTCGCGCTTTTAGTCCGCCCGGCAGATTAGATAGTGTGCCCGCATCAACCAACTGGCGCATGATGCTGGTAGCCGACTTAGCAAAACCACCCACCAGATGGAACAACCCAAAACCGTATGCGCCGTAACCGGGGATATACTGGTAGTGTACAAAATGGTCGCGCTTGATTTTTAGCTCGTCGTCTTCTTTCCAGTTACGCCGGATAGCTAACACATCATTTGTGCCACGCAGCATGGTCACGACATAAGGAAGCGCAATACCCGTCACTTCCCCGTTCTCGTCTTTATCTTCGTATCCGGGCAAGTCTAGGTCCGCATGAATCTCGTATAGCTCAAACCGATCGTCATATGAAGCGGAGAACCCTGTCTCTTTGTCTTTCTTGTCCTGAATATCCGTACTGTACTTCTGGGGGTCGCCTAGCTCCACTTCTCTGTAGAACCCCGCGTGCATGAGCTTGATTAAGTCATTTTTTGTCTTGCGCATGCGGTGTGTTACCCGCGGGCAAGTTCGGATATCACTCGCGCCGTATGGGAGCATAATATCTTCGGCGGGGATAAAAATCGAGATCTGACGTCCTAAGCTGGGGTCAAAGTACACTTTCTTAAACGCTGAGCCGGCGCCGGGCAAATTCCACAGCATCTTCTCGTGCTCAAGACGGAACTCAGGCATTTTCTCCGTGAGTTCAAAATTCATGTCTTCTTCAACATTCGTCGCGGCTTGTTTTTTCTCTGGTGTCTCTTTACCAAATATCGCCGTGCGCACAGGTCCGCGCGCGGGGAATGTCTCCATAATTGTTTCTGACTGGAACCTGACAACTGCTTCCGTAATCATTGGGTGAAACACCCCACAAGCCCCATCCCACGGCTCGGTCCGCTCCTCAAATTTCAACCCAAGCAGCGTAATACCGTCTTTATACATCTGCTCCCAGTCTTTACGGCTACTGATATCATTATCAATATCTCCCGCAAGATCAGTCGCAATTGAAGACATCTCCCCCGCATCCATCTCTTCAGCGAGGTTATCGTTAAAAGACGTGTCTTCTTCTCCATCGAGTAAGTCGATCTCCTCGTCCCCAACTTTCAGGTTAACCGCTTCAGGGTCTTCGATTTCAATTTCAATGTCGGGTTCATCTTGCGGTAAGTTGGCAATTCCCTGTGGGGCTTGGTAAAGACCTTTATCGACTGACATAGTTTTTCCTTAATAATAGGCGGCTCGTCGCGCCCGAAAATATGATTCTTCCCGCTCATCACTGTCCAAGCTAATGAACCCGCCTTGACGGTAGCGCAACAACGCCTGCGATACCGTATCTACATAATCATCGTGCTCACCCACCGGAAAAGCCGCGACTTCCTCAATCACTTCTTTCGCCCAGCGCGTATCTGGCGCCCACACTTTCCCCGATGAAAACAAATCAGCCACAGCATTTAACCGGACATGCTTATCATTACCCCGGCTGGGGGAGAATTCTTCTACGGGTATACCCATCTTGCGTAACTCTTGTATGAGCGGCGCACCCGCCGATTTTTTCTCCACAATGAACGCATCGGGTTTCCACTCTTTATAGTGCTTGAGCGCGATCTGTTTTAGGTCGGGGAACGTCAACCTGTCCTTAAACGCATCAAGTAGTATGAGCGTCGGGGACCCGCCGTCTTCATCGTTGTACCAAACACCCCATGTTGTGCATGCGCTGTAGTCGGATGTGTTTTTGGTCTCGTGCGCCGTATCCCAAGACTGTATGATGTACTCACATGGCGGCGGATCTTCTTTCTCCCACACCTTCCACGCTTTACGCGAGATCACTGCCGCCATGTCACTGGTCGGCTGCTGCATGTACTGAGCGTTCCAGAACCGGGGGTCTAGCTGTAGTTTTTTGGCTTTTAGTTGTTCAAGGGGCCACTGTTCGGGCCACAAACTTTTTTCATCTTCCGTATCTTCGTTCAGAATAGCGGGTAATTCAACAATCTCCCACGCATCCGCATCGGGGTTACGCACCTGAAAATCAATCAACCTACCCGTTAGATCGAGCAAACTCCAGCGTGTCATGATAATAATGATTGCGCCGTTTGGCATCAACCGCTGTAGCGGGCCCGTCTGAAACCAACTCCAAGCATTATCAAACGCCAGCCGGCTGTTCGCTTTCATATCCTGTTCAGAGTGGGGGTCATCAATTACAAATAAGTCAGCACCCCTACCCGCCAGAGCACCACCCACGCCAACAGCGTAATACTGGCCCCCAGCACTAGTAGACCACTTACCAGCAGCCTTTTGATCGTCGGCAACCACGGTTTCAGGGAAAATTTCAAGATATTCCTCACTCTCAATCAAGTTTCGCACGCGCCTACCAAAGTCTTCTGATAGTCCGGCGGTGTGCGTAGCCATAATGATTTTTTTTTCTGGGTACTGCCCCAGAAAATATGCCGGAAAAATATACGAACTAAATTCTGATTTACCCATCCGCGGCGCAATGTTGATAATTACCCGCTTTTTCTTACCTTCCACCACATCTTGGAATATTTTAGACAACTTCCTGTGCTGGGGGCCCACCTTAAAGCCGGGATACACCTTCTTAGCGAACTCGATCGGGTTTAGCTGGGCTTTTTTCAGGTTAAATCGGCGCTCTTGTTCCTCCAAATCCGCCAAAAACAGTTCTTTCTCCTTGCGCGTCATGGTTTTTAACGCAATTTGAGCGGCTTGTGCCTGCTGAGGGGTCAGAAATTCAAGATTCATCCGAGTCCTCTGAGGGTAATACCTCATCCATCTCTTTAAACTCGGCGTCTACTACGCCAGATACCCGATCAAGCTTCGCCTTAATCCGTTTCTCTAGGTCTTCATCGCTTAATTCTGTGCGCTTAATCTCTATACGATCGGTAAACAGCGCTACTTCCGTCACTTTACCCAGCATATCTAGTGCTTTAAGACGTATTCGGGCATCAGGGTGGTCGGTTTCTTTAACAATTTTTGCTACCGCCATGTTGCGTAGCTGTTCTGCCTGCTCTAAAAACTTCCACTGGTATGCCGACACCATGGCTACTGTCGCACGGATCTCTTCCGGTACTTGCATTTCCAGCAGTTTGTTTTTGGCTTCGGGGGCGTTCGTACTTAGCGCGGCAAACGCCTCACCTACTTTATGCTCTTGAACTTGGCTGATGATCTCGTCATCTTCACTGCTGATCTCTTTCATCCACTCAGATGTTTTTAGTTGTGCGTTGAGTGTCTGTGCTGCGTCTAACTTTTCGATTGGCGTCATAGGTCCCTCACCGGCTTCAATTTCCGGCACATAGTCTGCGGCATTAGCTGAAACTAAATGGGACAACAACAAAACAACCTCCAAGGTAGCGCCAGAGTAAGCGAATGATCGGAGTATATATCTTTTTCTGTTTAATGTACAATACCCCTACCACAGCGATGTGGTATCTCCTTGAGTGAAAACTCCTTAGCCCCCGTGTGCAAACCGGGGGCTTTTTTTATGTGCTGTGTTTATCCAGTGTGTCTAACTTTAGACATGAGTGGTTGGAATTTTTATATTTTTTTTTACAACATTTGACAAAAAACTGGATTGTGGGTGGGGATTAGTGATGATGGGGGAGAGCCTACCTTGTCGTTATTTAGGGTGATGGGGGAGTAGTGGGGTCAACAATACGCTAAAACTGGCTTAGCCAGATAGCCCCATATGTTATAATAGTTCTAACGGTGTGGGGTTTTCCTACTCGTTAACAACCCAAGGAGATTTACATGAAACACGCTACATATCTGAAAGCTATTCGGTCACACATCGACGGCGGCTTTGCTCTACACGAATCACTGAAACAGTTTGCCCCTGTTTGGAACAGCATGACTCGTGAGGAGCAGTTGTTGTTCAGGGATGACCTAGTGAAGTTAGTCGCACTCAAGAAGGGCATTAGTACAAGCTGGCAGAGAAGGGAGCATTGAAGGGCAGACCGACGTTTGATCGTGGTACGGCGGCTTTGTCGATGGTTAACTACTATATGCCGGAGACGGTTGTAGAGGAATCCTCTACAACGGCGAAACCTAAGACTCGCAAGCAAGTAGATGCAGTTGAGTCTTACGCCAAACGTATTCAGGGCAAACTAACCAAGGCGCAGATCAAGCGCTTGGTTGCCTTGTTGTCTGCTTGATTTCACATTGTGAAATGCTGTTCGGGTGAGGGGGCGAAGCTTTGCCGCTGTTCCCCTCCCTTGTCTAATTTACCCACAAGGAGCATTACCATGATTGTTTACGTATGCAAAAACCATGACGCAGATGGTGACTTACACATATCTGTATTCTCGGACGAACGAAAGGCAGATCAATATTGCCGAGCAATTAACACCGCTCACCCTAGCGCAAGAATGGTCTACTACCCATCCAGAATCACAGATGACATAGCCACGGAAACCCACAGATACAACCCATTGTAGAGATTTCCTCTACAACACACACTCAAGGAGTACTACCATGTCACAAGCTATCAAGTTCACATTCCACACATCCTACCAAGGCAAGAACGTAGGCGCATACTTCGTGTTCAACCTGCACACCAGACAATACAAAGCCTATCAGCATTACGCTCGTGCCCTCGCCGCCTACCGCAAACAAGGAGGATATGGTCACGCTTCCATCGTACCCAAAGCAGATGCAGTCCACTATATCGGCACCATCATGGGTGCTTGCGTATAACACGTTTGGTGTAAGGGGTGGAAAAAGGGCAAAAAATTCAGCGTCCACGTTTTTCCGCAAACGTCCACCCCACCAGCTAAGCCACCACCCGCATGAATACTAGCGAAAGCCCCGTCCACGTCCGAGGGGTCAATATATATAAATATTATTATTATTATATATATATATCTCTCTCTCTTAGTCCTTGACTCTTTTTGTTATAGGTTTATATAACTTCCGCAACCCTTGACCCCTCGGACGTAGTAAGAGTACAATAAGTATTCATGCGGGTGGTGGCTTAGCCCATCGCTCGGACGTTAACGAAAAGTAAGGGACACCACGTCCAGAGGTACAAAACCATGACTATTGACTCACCCTCCCCCGAAAGCCACGCCGTTATTAGGTTAGGCGACCATGACAACCCCTCTCATATTATGTGCGCTAAATGTAGGGAGATAAAAAGCAAGAAAGAATTTATCAAGAAAGCTACCCCCGCACAGTCGAGATCGTGGGGTAGAGCGGGGAATGTAGCGATGGAAGTGGTGAGTAAGTTCTGTTCTGTTTGCAGACCTAGGCATAAGACTTTTAGTGAGCGCACCCCCAAAGATATGGAGCGACACCTCGACAACGGCAACACAATCATTCCCTTATATAAAGCNGAAGCGATATACCATCGCCGAGTTAAGGAAGGAAAGGANAAGATACGCGATGCCCTCAAGCGTAGAAGATATGAGCCAANGGGTTCGGTGTGGGATGCGCTTCGTGCCACGCTCATCAAGAAGGTGGATTGTATGAGGGCAACACGATACAGGGCAAGGAATGGCTACCCCCCAGCAGAGCGCATACCATACGCAGACTACATCTATGCGCTGGGTAAAAAATACATAGGCGTCATCAAGCACAACCGTAAGTGTATGGTGCCTATCAACGACATAGAGTTTTGGGAGAGTCTTATTACACCCCAAGAAGCGGCGGAAGTACTACGTTTGTACGCCGCCATACCAGAACCCTACCGTCACAGGATGGGTGGAAACAGCGTGCTGAATATGCGCATACTACAGGAGAAGTGTATAGAGAACGGTCATCAACAAAAATTGTAGTGCCGCAGTGCCAGATTGTAGAGAATTCCTCTACAACTAAATAAAACTAAA